TCAACATTCTTAATTGTATGTGTCTTAATTAAAGCACCTTTTGGTAGCCAAAAATCGTGGATTATTTCAGAATCTAATACTTTTCCCCAGACGTGGTAGGATTTTTCTTTCTCAACTAATAGCTTTTCCACCCATACCTGTTCGGGGATTTTTAGTAATAATTTTTCGTCGGCAATTTTTTTGGCAAAGTAGGGGTCTAAATCAACCCATCGTTTGGCTACCTTAGGTGTAACTTCGTAATAATTTATAATGTAATCACATTGGGCTCTTGTAGGAAAGAATCTTTTGTTAGTTTCCTTTTGGTGTTTTAATTTTAAGATATAGTTGTTTGCCCCCTGATAAGTTTCAAGGAGAGATATTGCTCGTTGTTCTATTGTTAAATTAGAATTTTCAGATGTATTGTTTTCCAAATTTAATCTTTTAATAGAAATATAACACATTTTATAATATTTATCAATATGAATAATAAAGTGCCAATTACAAGGATAGGTAAGTTCTTCGGAGCTGAAGATTTTAATTTAGAGTTATCATTTGGACAAGAATGGTTACACGGGGATATGAACTTTACTTTAGTTCTATATCGTGTTGATAGATATAAGACCAAAACGGACGATGTTTATGGTGAGACCGTATCTGATGGTATTAAGTTTTTACCACCGGTTGAATTCAAAGGGTATGTTCAAATTATGGCACCTGAAAACAAATATTTAGGTAATTCTAAAATTGACCAAATGGAGCCAGGTAATCTTAAAGTGTCTGTTTATCAAAGAGATTTGGAAGAATTGGATATTGACATTAATTACGGAGATTACATTGGATACTACGAAACAGAAGATAAAGTAAGATACTATACGGTTAACAATGATGGAAGGGTGACTTCAGATAACAAGCATACAATTGGAGGTTACAAATCATTCTATAGAACTATTATGGCATCTCCGGTTACAAATAACGAATTTAGAGGGTTATAATGAAAATATTAATTAAAGAAAATCAATATAAGAAACTATTAGAAACTGTTACCAATGATGAAAAAAAACAACATATTGGTGATAAAGTTATGGTCTATTATAACTTACATAAACACACTTTTTCAGTAACCTATAACGGAAGAGTTATCACTCACGCAGATTATGTTAAATTAGTTGATGTTGAATTTAGAGTTAGACAAGGTGGTAGAGATAAAGTATTAACTGATAAAAGAAAAAATGTTCATTCATTTGTTATTGGTTATTTAGTTGATTATTGTAGTTACCCTTGTGCTGACATACCAAGTGAACCTAACAACAATATTGTGACTTATAATCCATATAAGTATAATTCATTTGTTATGAAAGATACTGAAGAACCAATATACCAAGCGGGTGTAGTAAAAATGATAAATTCTAAGAACAAAATATTTATAACAAAACAATAAAATGGGTTTACCAAGTAAAATAAAGAAAAATTTACCCCTAACAGAACCAAAAACTCTTTTACCAAGAAGAAAAGAGTTGTTAGAAAAAATCAATAAAGATGGAACTTATCTTCCAAAATCTTTATTGCACGCTGACTTAGACAGAGGTTTTTTAGATTTTGTTAAAGATGAATTAAAAGTGGTTGTTGAAGGTAAAACTATTCCGACGGTAGATATCATTGTTACAACTCAGAATTGGGCCAATTTTACAGAAACTTGGAATTTTCAAAATATAGATAAGAACGCCGAACCCCCATTTATAACAACAATTAGAAACCCGGAAGTTAAATTTGGAACTAATCCGGCAGTTTTATACAACATACCAAATAGAAGACAATATTTTTATGCTCAAGCCCCAACTTTTGACGGACAACGAAACGGTATGGATGTTTATACAATACCTCAACCGGTACCTGTAGATATTACTTATTCTATTAAAATTATTTGTAATAGAATGAGAGAGTTAAATAAACTCAATCAAGTTATTCTTGAAAAATTTGCATCAAGACAAGCTTATGCTGTTATTAAAGGACACTATATTCCAATCATTATGGGTAATATTACCGATGAATCCGTTATGGATGTTGAGAAAAGAAAATACTACATTCAAAGTTATGAATTTACAATGTTGGGATTTTTAATTGACGAAGATGAATTTGAAGTATCTCCTGCAATAACAAGAGTATTACAAGTTGTTGAGTTTGAAAAAAAGACAACAAGACGTAATAAGAAAAAACCTGTTGAAGAAGGTCCCGGAAGTCAGGCATTATTTTTAGTTGGTAATACAACCCTAACACAATTATTTAGTTATATTGTTGATATTAAAATTGGAGATATGATAAATGTTAAATCATTTGATGTCTATATAAATGACGACTATTACGGTAGTGATTTAGAGTTAATCCAAATTAATTCAGGTGATGTGTTAAGATTAGAAATAGTTAAAGACAATCCATCAATGGAATCAACAATTCAATTTATAGATAAGATATTTTAATCCTCTCCGTAAACATCTTTTTTAGTTTTACATTTCTCAATAATTAACCTTTCTAAAAACCGATACATTTTTATTCCCCTCTTTTCGCAGTAGGTTTTAAGAATCTCGTGTGTCTCAACCGATATCTTTAAATTTTTAATCTTTTTGATGTCTTTATCCATAAGTAGAAAAAAGGCAGAAAATAATCTACCCAAAATATAAATAGTTACGACAAAGTAAAGTATTTTGATTTTTTTTTAATATTTATATATAAATAAAATTATAAACAAGACAAACTAATGGCAACAAACAGCAAAGTATTCGTATCTCCTGGGGTATATACTTCCGAAGTTGATTTAAGTTTCGTAGCACAGAGTGTGGGTGTAACCACATTAGGTATTGTAGGTGAGACACAAAAAGGGCCTGCCTTTGAACCTATCTTTATACGTAACTTTGATGAATTTTCAAATTATTTCGGTGGTACTTCTCCTGAAAAATTTATAAATACACAAATACCGAAGTATGAGGCTTCGTATATCGCAAAAGCTTATTTACAACAATCTAATCAATTGTTTGTTACAAGAATTTTGGGATTGTCAGGATATGACGCAGGACCATCTTGGTCTTTTAGAACAGTAGCGAACGTAGATAAAACAACAGTAGGATTTAAATGTTCAGGTTTTACCTATGACCAAACATTATGTGCTAATGTATGTACAGGTTATACGATAACACCATTCACATTCACTTTTACAGGATGTAATAGTGGTATTGGGACTATTAAAGTATCTGGAACACCTTCATCTACTTTAATTATGAGTAAAATAAATGATACTTACGAAACCTTTAATGGTAGTACTTCAAGAATTTTAGATAATATTCAATCACAAATATTTAATGTTATCTCAACACCAAGTACTTCTGCAACATCTATAAATTATTATGGAACAATCTCAGGTTCTGATTATAACACATTAAGTACAACATACACAAATGAAAATAATGTTTATGGTATTGATAGTGTAAGTTCTACAAACGCGGATTATACTGATGCAAATAACGACCCTTGGTATTATTCTTTATTTGATAATAATAGTGGTTCATATAGTGGTTTCTCATTCTATAATGTAGTTAGTAATTTAACACAAACATCATCATCATCAAATTGTGCATCATTCTATTCATTATCGGTTAGTTCAGCAACTGTGTCAAACACTGTTGGTAGTGTAAACTATAATACTAACACAATTAATGTTTATTTACCATCCACAACACCAACATCAGGTTTAACAGCTTTGACTGTAACGTTTAGTGCTTGTACTACAGGTGTAACAGTTAATAATGTCCCACAATATAGTAGTGGAACAACACAAAACTTCTCAGCTGGAACAAGACCATATATTTTAACATCACAAGATGGTATCAATATACAACCTTGGACCGTTAATGTATCAATAATTAATCCTTGCAATCCATTGACAACAGGTAATACAGGAAATAATAATACAGGAATATTAACAACTTGTTATAGTGGAACTGTAAGTGGTAAAATTTACACATATTCAGGAGTTTCATATACTGATTTTGACGATATGGTTATTGCAACTCTTCGTTCAAGAGGTATTGCAACATATAGTACAGGTAGTGATGGACCAGCTTATGAAGTTACAGGATTAACTGATGTATCTATTGATTGTACTTCATCATCATATTCAGATATTAAGAAAAATCCATTCGCAGAATTTGGACTTAATGTTAAAGATTATAATGGTAACACATTCTTCTTTGAAACATCATTTAGTGAATCTGATTCAAAATATCTTCCAAAAGTATTTGGTTCTTCAAACTTTGCTAAACCAAGAACAACAGTTCCGGTTTTTGTTGAAGAAAGATTCCAAACATTATTAAACTATGGTTATAACAAAGGTTATATTAGAGGTTTAAATTGTGATTTATTGGATTTACCAAGAGCAGCAGGTAATGGTAATTCAACATCAATAGCTTACTACTTAGAAAAATATCAAACACCGGTTTCTCCGTGGGTTGTTTCTGAAGTAAGAGGTAATAAAGTATTTGACTTATTTAGATTTGCAACTATTTCTGATGGTAACGATGCAAATACTGAAGTTAAAATTTCTATTGCGAATATGTCGTTTAATAATTTAACTTTTGATGTATTAGTTAGAGATTTCTTTGATACTGATAATAATCCAGTGGTTATTGAGAAATTTACTAATTGTTCAATGGACCCTAATGATAATTCATTTATTGCTAAGAAAATTGGTACAACTGATGGTGAATACCAATTGAATTCAAAATATATTATGGTGGAAATGAATGAAGATGCACCAATTGACACATTACCTTGTGGATTTAAAGGATTTAAATTTAGACAATATGGTTCATCAAGGTCTCCATTCCCTATCTATAAAACTAAATATGATTACCCTGGTGAAGTAGTATTTGACCCCCCATTTGGATTAAGGTCAGGTGGTAATGACGCTACTTTAAGTCCGGGTGATAATGTTCGTAGAACTTATTTAGGTATTTCTACAGGAAACGGAGCGGGATATGATGTTGATTTCTTCCAATATAAAGGAAAACAACGTCCGATTGATTTATGTTTGGGTGAAGGTTCTGATTGGTTAACATTAACTAAGGGTTATCATATGGATAAAAATGCAAGTGGTATTACAATATCAAAAGCATATACAACAAGTGGAACTCCGGCTTATTATGTTGGTAATGCAACATTTACTACTGACCCTGCAGACGAAACAAGTCCTTACTACAGAATATACGCTCGTAAATTCTCATTATTAGTTCAAGGTGGTTTTGATGGTTGGGATATCTATAGAGAATCAAGAACTAATACTGACACATTTAAGTTAGGTAGTAGAGGATTCTTAAATGGAGCTTGTACAAGTATACAATATCCAACGGCTTCAGGTTTTGGTGCATTTAAAAAGATTACTGTTGGAAACAATACTGTTGATTACGGAAACTCTGATTATTACGCTTATTTATTAGGCCAACAAACGTTTTCAAATCCTGAGGCAGTAAATATTAACTTATTTGTAACACCGGGTATTGATTATACTAATAACTCTAATTTGGTTGAAAGCGCTATTGAGATGATTGAGTTTAACAGAGCTGACTCATTATATATTTGTACAACTGCTGATAGTGACTTATTTATTCCAAGTCCTGACCCAACAGCGTTAATTTATCCACAAGAGGCGGTAAATGAATTAGATAATAGAGGTATTGACTCTAACTATACAGCAACTTACTACCCTTGGGTATTAACTAGAGATAGTGTTAATAACACTCAAATCTATTTACCACCTACGGCTGAAGTTACAAGAAACTTGGCTTTAACTGATAACATTGCATTCCCTTGGTTCGCAGCGGCAGGTTATACAAGAGGTATCGTAAATGCTATCAAAGCGAGAAAGAAACTTACTCAAGAAGATAGAGATGTTCTTTACCAAGGTCGTATCAACCCAATTGCTACTTTCTCTGATGTTGGAACAGTAATTTGGGGTAACAAAACTCTACAAATTGCACAATCGGCACTTGATAGAATAAATGTAAGAAGATTATTACTTCAAGCTCGTAAATTAATTTCAGCGGTATCTGTAAGATTATTGTTTGAACAAAACGACCAAAAAGTAAGACAAGATTTCTTAGATGCTGTTAACCCTATCTTGGACGCAATCAGAAGAGACAGAGGTTTATATGATTTCCGAGTTACAGTATCGTCAGACACTGCTGATTTAGATAGAAATCAAATGACTGGTAAGATTTACATCAAACCAACCAAATCGTTAGAATTTATAGACATTACATTCTATATTACTCCAACAGGAGCTTCTTTTGAGAATATATAATAAAAAAATTATGACCCATTGTAATAGTGGGTCATAATTAAGCCTTAATTTAAGATTATGTTAAAAAATAAAATTGTAGAAGGAATTGATGAGTTTGGTGCTCCGGATGAAAAGTATTATGCTTTTGATTGGGACGATAATATAGTGTCAATGCCAACCAAAATTATATTAAA